CTCCGGCTGATACGGCGCCCGGGCCCAGCCCTTCATGCCCCGGCACAGCGTCAGCACCTGGTTATCGTCGTGGTGCCAGATTTCCCACACCGCGAACAGCTTGCCCTTCGAGGAGTCGACGTTCGAATCCCCGGCCTTGGTGCTGCTGTAGACCGTCCCGCCCTCCGGCTTCTTGCCGAAGGTCGCCTCGAAGCGCTCCTCGGTGTACCAGACGCGATGCGCCAGCGCGCTTGCCTGCTCGTATCCGTCGAAGCTGCGCACAGTCTCGTCGAGGATCAGCAAATCCTCGCTCAGGATGTTGTCGATCACCAGCCCTTCGCTGATGACTTTCTCGACTTGCCCCGTCAGCCCGGCCAGCGCCTGTTCCAGTTCGGCCTTGTCGGCTTCCGCAGTACCAACGCGGTCCGGATCCTCGGCGCGCGCGATCAACGCCTGCAGCCGCTGGATGTTGTCCTGGATGTCGTTCATCCGATTGAGGATGATCGGGTCCTGGCGGATGTCCTTCTGGTAGGTCAGCTTGACCCAGCCCAGCGCGGTGGTCATGGCCGAGCGCACCGCAGCCTTGGCACGCTTCTTCAGGAACGCATCCTGTACAAACACCCGCGAAAGCACGATCTGCAAAGTGCTCGAAAACGCCTTGATGGCGCCGTATCGATCCTGGCTGACGGCCTCACCCGGCGTCACGCTGATGTCGGGGTTTTTCGCGTAGACCATCGGCATGATCGCCGCGATCGTCGCGAAAATGAGGTTCGTCCGGTCCTCGTTCTTGATGCCGCTCTCGGACTTGACGCCCCGAATCCGGCGGCGGCGGCGCTCATATTCCTTGTGCGTCGCCTCGGCATCCTTCAGCGCCTGGCTGATCTTCTTGTCCCACTTGGCGACAAGGGCGCGCTCGTTCTCGTCGGGCTCCTGGACGCCCGGCTTGGTGCCAATAGCAGCCGGCACGCCGCCATCCCCGGAACCGCCTTGCGGGCTGAGTTCCGGAGGGGTGGCGGGCGCGCCGGTCTCGTCCACCGATTACGCCAGAAGCTGCGCGTTGGCGTTGCCGGAGGTGTACGCCGAGCAGCGGAAGCGCATGTAGCGGAACATCTTCACTTCCAGCGTCATGCCGATGCCGGCGGTGGCCGCCGGAATGGCGATTTCACCGGACATCAAGGCCGAGGTGAAGCCGGCAGTCGCCACACCCGAGGAGGTGTAATAGAACTGGGTGGCATCCACGCTGTCCGCACCCTCGATCACGACCGTGCCGACGAACACCGCGGCGCCCGGGGTGTTGCCGATGGCCAGCACGCCCGAATGGTTGTACATGAACGGGGTCTGGTCGCAGATCACGGCCACCGAGGCGGTGCCGCCAAAGGCGCCGTTACCGGCCGAACCCAGCAGGGTGGCCGTGGTCGCGCCGACCGAACCGAGCGTCCAGTCGCCGTTCATCGAGGTCAGGGTGGTGACCCCGGCGATGCTGATGCGGTCTGCGTTCTTGAGGCGGTGGCCTGCCGTGACGGTGGCGACGATGGGCGTCGCGTTGGTGCCGGAGGTAATCAGGATGCCGGCAGCGGCCGAGCCGACGGTGCCGAGGGATTTTGACTTCAGGGACATGGCGTCCTCCTGTCTGTGGCCGAGAACCGCCCGGCAATCGGGATGGTCAGCGAGGCCCCCATCGGGCCATAGTTCGGGCTGACGATCCCCGGCTACAGTCAGGAAACGCTATCGCTACCGAGGCAGCGATTTAGTGCTTATCTATCAATGCTTTCGTACTGATAGGTTTTGAACATCGGCGATGATACCCTCATTGGCGGCCTTGTCAACTCCCCGCCGGATTCGGGCTTCCTGCTCCATTCGGATCATCCCGATGGTGTCCATCAAGCCCTCGTAGGCCAGCGCGTTGGCTTCCGGCTTGTTCCGGCCGTGCACGACGATGCACTGACCGCCGATCAGCGCTCCGCCGTCCGGGCCACCGATCACCCGGCCGTCAAGCAGCCCGCCGACGGTGAAAATCCAGTATTTCGCGCCGTCGGAGTCCTTCCGGCAGGCTTCGAGCACGACGCAGGGGTCTTCAAGGCGCGGGAGGGTCTCCACGGAAAGGTCCTCGCGCAGTTCCTTGTCCAGCAGGTCGAAGCCGTCGCTCACTGCACCACCTGCTCTGCATAAGCCCGCCCTTCCAGCCACACCGCCAGCTCCGCATCGCTCATGTCCCGCAGGGTTTGCGCTTCGATTTCCTGCTCCAAGGTTCCCCACGGCGCCTGAAACGCGAAGGTGAACAGCGGCGTGAACGGGTTGAGCGCCTGCGCGGTCCGTAGATTACTGATCAGTTTCGCCACCCACGGCCCGGACAGGCCCGCCTGCTTGCGGCGAGTGTTCACCCTGGCTGACCCTCGGGAAACGTCGGCATGCGCCCGGATCAGGCAGCCGTTGACGATCCCTAGCACATGCTGGCGCGGATCGGTGCCGTGATCGTTGAGTTCGTCCTTGATCGCCTCGCAGTCGAGCGGGTTCAGGATCACCTCGTACGGCTGCAGGTGCTCCGTGGTGTGGTCGGCGATCATCTCTTTCACGCCTTCCACGGTGATTTCGAGGCGCATCATGTGGTTGCTGGGGGTCATCGCTTGGAGTCTCCAAAAAGCGCCCGCACGGAGTGCGGATGCGGTGCTGCGGGCCGGGGCTTCGGCACCAGGCTGATCGGCCGGGACATGCAGGCGTAGCGCACGTCATCGGCCTTGTGGTCTTCGCTGTCGGTATCGATGTCCTCGACGCGGTGCGTGTCGTGCTGCATCGCCGGCAGGAACTTGTGTGCGGCCTTGCAGTTCTCGGTGAAGAAGATCAGCGGATCACCGAACACCGGCATGTCTCCCTCGTCGCTGCCGAGCATCTCGCCAAGCATCCGGCCGCGCACCTGGTCCCAGCCCGCCACCCGGCTGTTGTCCGCCGGCCGGAATTGCACCTGGCGCGGTCTCGGCGCCTTGTCCCACGTCGCCCGGTACTGGAACATGCGTTCGGCCACGCTGGGCCCGCCATCCTCTTTCCAGATCGACGGGTCGGCCACCCGGTAGTCGATCTTGGTCTCGTGGCGCTCAAGCTGAAGGATGCCGTCGGCCACCTGCTCAGCGGTCAACTTCAGGCCGACGTTGGTCTGCCCTTCCTTGGCCCCGTACCACTCCGCATAGTTGACGATGGCGCCCCGCGGGATGCGCACCTCGGACTTGCCCATCTTGACGAAGTGATCGTCATCGGCGATCGCGTACAGGCTGTAGCTGAAGGGCTTCGCCGATCCCCAGTCGAACGACCCGAACCGCGTCCAGTTCGCCGGCGGCTTCCATCCAGCCGGCAGCCGCAACCGATCCGACCAGCAATCGAAGAACGCGCCGACCACGATGTTCCAGTCGCCCGACAACCAGGCCTTCCGCAGCGCCTCGTTCCCGGCGGTAGAGGCCAGCAGGTTGCGCCGGTACTGCGCCGGATCGCTCATGCGCACGTTGTCGGCCAGCTTCGACGGGATGAACATGCGCGTCAGGCCCGATTCAGCGTCCCGCCACGGTGTGAACGGGGTCCGGCCGTCGATGTAGCGCTGCTTCACCCACACATGGCCGGGCCCTCCCGGGTTGCCGGTCGATCGCATCGAGCACGGCACGCCGTGCGGGGAGCGCAGTGTCGACATCATCTTCAGCAGCCCGCCAGGTGTCGGGTACTCGGTGACTTCATCGTTCGAAATCCCGGTGTACTGGTGGCCGTGATAGCGCGCATAGTCCTGCTCGCGCTCCATGTAGCGCATCTTGACGCTCGCGCCACTTGGCCAATACCAGCAGTTCGAGAACGGATAGTCGCTCGACGGCTGGACCTTGAAATGCGCACCTTCCTGCGGAAACAGTTCCAGCGCGCGAGCCTGCAATTCCTCGAGTTCGGGATAGGTCTTGCGGAACATGATCCCGCGCCAGCGCTCGCCGTAGAACAGGGCGCCATCCTCCTGGTAGCCAAGCTGGAAGTCCGATTTGCCACCGCCACGCTCGCCGCCGTAGAAAAGGTCATCGACCCAGTCAGCCAGCAGTGCGGACGTTTGCGGGCCGGGTTGCGGGTCCCACATCGGCTATCTCCTGCAGATCGACGCCGTGCGCCAGCAGCCATTCGCGCGGGGCCAGGCGCGGCCGTGGTGCGGTGACGTCTTCGGTTTTGATCGGGCTGCCATCTTTCCCAGTGATTTCCGAGCGCGCCAGTTTCGGAATGTGGTATTCGAGCAAGTCCGTAAGGCATTGAAACGCCGCTTTCGGCCCATCCTGCTTGGCAATCTGGTCTAGCCACTCTTGCAACCTCTCTGCGTTGCCGTCGACCAGTTTGGCAATGGCCTCACGCGCCAACGCCGTCGCCTTGTTCGGCACGCCTTTCTTGCGCCCCAATCCTCGGTTTCCGGCCTGTTTTGGCACGGTTTTTGCCGCAGATTTCCCTACTTTACGAGCCGTCATGTCAACAACCTCCCGAGTGTCCGATTCAGCGCGCCCAACTCGTCCAGTTTCATCACCGCCCAGATGCGCTTTTCACCGTGAATGCCGTTATGGCTGCCGGTATGGCAATCCCGGCACAGTGGGAGACTGGTAAACCACGCGCCCTGCACGATTTCGTGCGCGTCGCTTGGGCCGGCGTGACCACAAACGATGCAGTCCATGCCCTTGATGCGGTCGACGTGCCGGCGCTCGGCGGCGGTCATGGGTTTCTTGTTTTTGCTTTGCATCATTCCCACCAATCCGATTCAAAAACCACGGCCAGTTCCGTTGCGCCGAACGCCAACACCTTTTCCAGGTATTCGCTGAACTTCTTCACGCTCAAATCCGTGGTGCTGCGCAACTCGCGGATCACCCGCAAGCGTTTCTTCCCGGCCACCCGAACCTTGCGGATGCGATACCCGAGAAACTGGCGCTTGAACAGTTCGTGCCAAGCCTCGGCGGCGTATTGCTGCCCTTCAATGCGGCCCTGCTCGCTGATGGCTTTGAGCACCACACCCCAATAAAACCGGTTCTGCTTCAGGCTTCGATCGTCCTCGGCCTGCTCGCAGTAAAACGCCACGGTTTCGCCGGCCATGGTCAGCGCTTTGGCGCGCTTCCATGCGCTTTCGAAAGCACCATGCGCGGCTACCGGCTCGCGCAGGAGCAGCACCTTGTCGGCGTTGAGCTCGCTCACGGCCACACATCCCTTTCGCGCTCATCTTTCCGGTTTTCAAGCTCCCTTCGCGCATCCCGGCGCCGGCGCTCGTCTGCGGTGCTGTCGTTGGCGTAGTCGGACGGCTTCGATTCCAGACTGAGGCCGGCGGCCAGGCGCGCCGCCTGCCGGTCCGACATGGTGTGCAGGGACAGCCGTTGGGCGACGTGCGCCGGGGGTTTGGGCATCTTGCGGCGGTAGGTCATGCTGCGAGTCTTTCCGGCACGTAGCCATAGTCCTCGCTATCAGCCAGCA